ATGACCATCGATACTACTGGAAATGTCGGTATTGGAACAGATACTCCTGGTTATACTTTGGATGTTAGTGGTACAGCAACCATATCAAAGTATTTTTTGTCAGGAGGCCAACCAAGCCTGCTGACTTCGAAAGCGTTTGGTCAAGGAACTATTATTAATTGGAATAATAGTGGTGGTAATGGTGAAACGGACTTTATTAACAGCAAAGGTGGTGGTACTGGAGGTTTTAATTTTTATAATATTGCTAGCGATCCGACACCCCCACCTACTACTACTCCTGATCCACTTATGACTATTAGTTCTACTGGTATTGTTACAGCAACAAGTTTCAACCCAGCTTCAGATGTTAGATTAAAAGAAAATATTACTAATTTAGATAATAGTTTGGATAAAATATGTAATATTCGTGGTGTAAATTATAATTGGAAAAATGATGAAACAAAAACGAAAACGGCTGGTGTCATTGCTCAAGAAGTATTAGAACAAATTCCTGAAGCTGTGAATAATAGTGATAGTGAAAAATTAAGTGTAAATTATAATTCTATCATTGCTCATTTAATTGAGTCGGTGAAAGAATTAAAGAGAGAAATAAACGAATTAAAGGCTAAATAAAAATTGAAGTTTTTTTATTTAAAATTAGTTATTTAAATAAAAAATGGAGCCACCAACTTACTTAGCAAAGTTACATCCTCATGAGAGAGATGAAAGAATAGAGTTTGACGAAGGTCCACATATTTATTACATAGATGGATCATCAGAAGGATATATTTCCTGTACTACCTGGAATCATAGTCATTTTGAACATTTTAATGCCGATAAAATAATAGATAAAATGATGAGTTCAAGTAGCTGGCAACCAGGTAATAAATATTATGGAAAAACAAAAGACGAAATAAAAGCAATGTGGGACAAAAATAGAGACGAATCAGCTTCCGCAGGAACCAAGATGCATTATGATATTGAATGTTATTATAATGAATGTCCTAATGAAAATGACTCAATAGAATATGAATATTTCAAGAATTTCCTGAGAGATTATGGGGACTTAAAACCATATAGAACTGAATGGACTGTATTCCACGAAGATGTTAAGATTTCTGGTTCAATAGATATGGTGTTTGAGAAACCAGATGGTCATTTACTAATTTATGATTGGAAACGGTGTAAAGAAATAACGAAAACAAATGGATTTAATAAATGGGGAAATAAAGAGTGTATAGAGCATTTACCGGATACAAATTTTTGGCATTACAGTTTACAATTGAATACTTATAAAACAATATTAGAAGAAAAATACGATAAAATAGTGGATGAATTATATCTGGTATGTTTACATCCAGATAATAAAAATAAAGATTACCAGAGGATAAAGGTAGCAAATTTACAAGAAGAAGTTCAGGAATTATTTAAAATAAGAAAACAAGATTTATAAATAAGATTTAAAAATAGTTTATTAATGTTTATATATGTTTTCAAATAGATATAGGTTTCCATTAATAATAATAGGATCATTCGGAATATCTGTATCTTCTTATTTTTTATATAAACATTTTTTTTCAGAAAAAAAGAAAATAGTTGAAAAAAAAGAAGAAGAGGTTTATGAAAATAAATATTATGACAAATTTGATGAATTGAATTCGGATGAATTAGAGGAACAATATGTAAAAGATTTAAAAAATAATATTATTTTTGAAAACACACCAAAAGGAAATGTATTAATGTATTATGATTTTGAAACGGAATCATTTATATATCATTGTGATACGAAAGATATAAGTTATCTATATTTGGAAACAGTAGCACGGAAATATGCAATACAGAATAATTGTAAAAAAATAGTTGTTGATATAAAAAGAGAATTGGAAGAGGCAAAAAAAGAGAAACCGAAAATAAATGAAATAAAGAAAGACAAAGGCGATAAATTATTTGCTTCATTTAAAAGTTATAATAGAAAGGGGAGTGGTGGTGCTAAAAAAACAAATAAAACATTTATTCTTAGACAAAATGCGAATAGATATTCATATAAAGGAAAAATTAAAGACTATAAATACTTACAAACAGATGTATATAATGAAAAACAAAAGAATGATTCTGAAACATTGGATTTTGCTAGTTTTAAGAGATTACAAGGTAAAAAAGAAAAATAAAAAGTAGCAATACAATATATATGAGTAAATTATTAGATCTGGAACCAGAAGTGAAAGAGCAAAAAATAAAATCGGTAATTAAATCATCAATAATGTCAAAACAAGAACAATTGGAAAAAATAAATAAAGAAATAGAATTATTAAATAAACAAGAAAAAGATAAAGTATATTATGTAGAAAATCCAACAATTTCAGTTGGTTATGCTATTTTAACATTATTCAGTGATGTATTAGATGGATATTCTGATGCAATAAAAACAATGAAAAAGGAAATAGATGAACCCAAAGTTATGGTTGGAGGAGTGGGAGAAGAAGGAGAGAAAAGTATAGAAAATTCAAAAGAACAATTAAAAGTTCAAGCTGATAAATTAGAAGAATTAATAAAACAAGCCAAAGATGAAATAGAAAAGTTAAAACAAAAAGGACCGAGTGTTTCTTCAGGAAAAAAATTTACTAACGATGCTCAAGGTCAATTTAATAAAGCTCTAGATAGAAGTAAGGATATAGGAATAGCAATGTTTAAAACAGGAGTAAAATGGAGTGAAGAATTTATAAGTGATATAATTGAATTGACTTTGAGTGCGACGGGACAAAAGAAAATTTTAGATACTCCTTTAGATGAATTAAGTCCACAATTAAATAAACAACTAATAGTTTTAGCTGGAGTATTAAAAGAATTAGCAACAAATCCAGCTACAAGAGAAGCCATAAAGGAAATAGCTGAAGCGATAGGCATAACTATAATAGAAATAATGGAAGAAATAAAACCTCAATTAGAGAAAGTAACAGATGAAGGGTTAGAAATGTTAGATCAAGTATCAGAAAAAGCAGCAAGAGGATCAGTAGCAACAGGTATTTCAGTAGCACAAGCAGTATTAGCAGAAATACCTTGGGTAGGTGGAATAATAGATTTTTTTTTAGCGATAGGAAAAGGTTTTAATTCATTGATGGAAGTATTTAAAACTTTTTCTGATAAAGGAGGTAAATTAGCAGTAACAAATGCAAAAGTAGTGAAAGGGACTGAAGATAAAGTAGAGGCAGGAATAGATAGAATTGAGACGGCCGTAAATAATGCGGAAGACAAATTGAAAGAAGTACAAGATGTTACTAAGGGAGAAGTACCAGAATTAAAAGCGCCAGAATTAAAAGCACCAGAATTAAAAGCGCCAATGCCATCGATAAATCAAACAACCAAACAACCATCTAAAATACAAAAAGCAGGAGGAAAACAAATAGAATATATACCAGATAAAAGAATAAGAAATAAAATACAAAAAGCAGGAAACAGATTAAAAAGAACATTAAAAATATTTAATAAAACATTACCAAAAATGAAATATTCACTAAAAAATAATAAAAAGCGACACATGAAGAAAAGTAAGAAACATAATAAAAGATATTCTCGTAAGCGTTAGTACCTTTTTCTCAGTTCCTTTTTTAAAGCTATTTATTATTTTTACTTTTCCATGCTATATACCCAATACTCTTGTTAATATTGAATGATGTTCCTAAATGATCCTTTGCTATTTCTAATGTTTTTTTTTCTTGTTCATTTAAACTTTTTAAATATGCCTTGATTGATTCCTCGTGAGTATTCATTGTTTTTATTGAATCCATTTATATAATTATATGAATTCAATTTTTTAATAATTTTACCTAATATTTTATTATACATATTAATTCTCCATTCATTTTTACATTTGATTTTTGGAATACTTTAGTTATACTTTGATCAACAGTATATCCATTGTTTATTAAAAACTCAAATAAATTTGGTAAATCATCTATACACATTAATTCATTATAATTTTCTAATTGTGTTATAGCTATAACACATTTAGATTTTGGACATAAATTTGTATTTGCTTCAAATGGAGATAATTTATTTTGCCTTATTTGCTTACTAATACTGTTTAGTGGTCCATTAGGCATTTTATTTAATGTTAATATATTAGTATATTCTTGTATTATAGAATTATAATATGGTATACTATTTAATGAATATATTTGCATTTTTATTTATTAGTATATAAAAAAATTGAAGTATTAATATATCTATTTTTTTAAGTATCATAATTATGGCTACTGAAAACACTATTTTCCGCTTTAAATTTTCAAATGAATTTAATAGTAATTTACTATCATTTGCAAAATTACATCAACACGATGATAGAAATACATATAAAGACAATTGGAATTTATGGATTAAATCTAATGACGAAAATATAGATGAAGAATGTCAAAGATTAAGACGATTAGGTTATGAAGGAAATATAATTGATAAAATGTTTAAAAGTGGTAGATATTATTACCGTAAAAAGACCACTCAAAAAGAACCAAAACAAAGAAGAAAATATATTTCAATTGAATCAGATGTTATTGAAAATATGGACAAGCATATTGAGCAACATTTTGACTCTCCTACTTTCAAACCATCCTCCGCATTTGATATGTTTGTTAATGATTTTAATGATCTAATAGAAGAAGAAACTAATAGATTATTAGAGAAAGACTTAAGTAATTCGGATATCAAATTAAAATTTAAAAAAACATATAAAAATAGATACTTTATCTTCAGTAAAAGTAATAATGAAGTTAATACAAAATCGATCGATTCTAAGAATACGGAAGATTAAGTTAAAAAATATGTTTAATTTAATATAATGAGTTTACTAGTACCACAATCTTTTCAAATTAATAATTGTATATCAATAAGTACTAAAATTAAAAATATATCTTTTTTTTATATTTATTTTAATCCAATCCAAACATATAAAAATTTAGATAACAATTATAAAATATTACCCACTTCCTCTTCTAATATTATACAATCGAAAATAAAATATAAATTAACTGATTTTATTTTCTCTGATTTAAAAGCATTTATTTTTGAAGATAATTTTTCTAAATCTCTCTATCATTTACTTATTGCGTCCTCTATATTAAATAATAATTCTATTTGTTATATTATTTCTACAAATCCTTTTATTTATTCTAATAATGTACCTATATTAAATGATTTCTCATTTTCTCTCGATTTAAATAAAATTAGTTATAAAAATTTAAAATCATATTTTCCATCATATCTTTTAAAAAACCCTTACATTCCGATTGATATTTTTTTAATTTCTTTTTTAATACAAAATAATATTTCAGTATTGGATAATGAAAATGTCAATATTATAATGGATAATTATATCAAAGATAGAGAGAAAATAGAAGTTTATTTTATTTTAACTCTACTCCAATATTTTTTAAATTATTCCACAGAACAAATTATTAAGTATTTAATGCAATTTAAATATACCTGGTCATATTTCTCTCTTATTTATTATTTTATTGTTAATTATCCAGAATTATTAAAAGAACATTTGCTTTACGATACATGTTTATCCTATATTCAATGTCAACCAAAAGAGAGAAATAAAAATATAATTAAAACTATTAATAATATTTTATTTGAAATATAATTTATTTTTTACCGGATCTTCTTCTTTTCTTCATAGATTTCTTTCCATGTTTCTTTCCATGTTTCTTTTTATGATGCTTCTTAGCAGTTTTTTTGTGATGAACCATATGTTTCTCACTTGTTCCCTTTTTATAAGTTGTTTTTGCTTTCTTTAATACATCTTTTAACATAACAGTTACTCCTTTAGGGGCGGACTTTTTCATCTCCTCCATAGTTTTCTTAACGTGAGCTCTCCATTCATTTGCCATGATATATATAGATTAATATTTAAAAAAATTGATTTATGATTATATATTTTTTTAAAAATAATAAAATATGTCTAAAGTGAATTTAACGCGATATCTATATATATTTGATGAGGTTGCATTAAGTTTTATAGAATCTATATTAAAAAAATCTTCTTTGAATGAATGTTATTTCTGGATATCAGAATTATATTTATCTGGTTTCCATAAACAAACTTGGGAATTATTATGGTTTATATATTTTGATTTCTATTTTATAAATAATCCTCATTTTACATCCTTTTTACAAAAAAAAAATAAAGATAGTTCTTTCAATTCTATTCTTACTGTTGTTAAAAATATGTTTAAATTAACTCCTTCTTCTGAGATTTTTGTTACACGTCAATATAATTCTCAAATTAAAAAGATTGACTTTATATTTCGTGGTAAAAAACCCAACTGGCTTAAAAATGATTACCCTTCAAAATATCATGGTCTTATTAGATTTTTAGATAAAAAATTATTTCATTATGCTGTATCTTCTTTACCTGATGAAGTAGATGAATCCTTATGGCAATGTATTAAAATTTATTATAAGGTTGATTCTAATACAGAATTAATGTTAAATGAATTTTATGATTGTTCATATGAAAACCATATACATAAAATATGGTCTATATTTTGTTTATTAGAATTTAATAGAGAATTTATTTTAAAAAAAAAGAAAATGTATATTTCTATATCTTCTTCTGAATTAGAAGAAATTAATAATATACACAATTCACCTATTCCTTTAAGTAAATATAATAATCCCCAAATTTATAAAACTCTTTACCATAAAAGATTATTTTCAATACCGAAAACTATTTCTGCATTTTATTTAATAAGAGAACATGTTGAAAATATTAACCAATTAATATGGCATCATTGGGAATATCATGCATACAATACCCCAATATGGAAACACAGATTTGATAAATATAACATTACAATAAATAATGAAAAAGAAAAAATAGAATTTGAAGATGATGATGAAATGGAAGATTTTTATAGCCAATGGGGTTATGAACCAGATGAACAATCTACTGAAACAATTGATAAAAGGATGTATGAAATCGAAAAAACGAATTGGAAAAAATGGTATGATAATATTTTTAAAATAAAATCTATTTATGAATTACCTGAAGAATTTAGATTTTCATATTAAAAAAAATTGAAGTAATTAATAATAAATATTTTTTATTATTATTAAGTACAAGATGGTGAAGAACGCAAAAGGAGGTAAAGGAAGTAAGAAAATGGGACGTAAGTTCGTTAATGCACCAGTGCAAAAACAAGTCCGATTAGCTGATCCAAATGAACCATGTGAAATATATGGTGTTGTTGATAGATTATTTGGACATGGTCGATTTCAAATTAAAGATCCTACTGGTAAAGAACGACTAGTAATTATTCCTAATAAATTTAGGGGTAGGGGTAAAAGAGATAATACAGTAACATTAGGTTGTTGGGTTCTAGTTGGCATACGCGAATATGAATCTTCTGAAAATGCCAAATGTGATTTATTAGAAGTATATAGTGAAACTGAAAAACAAAAATTAAAAAAATCAACTAATCCAATATTTAGTAAATTAAAAAGCGAATATGATAAAGAACCCACTAATGAAGATGGTTTAGACTTTACATTTGACGATGGTAATAATGAACAAATTGAACAAATGGTAATTAATACCCAAGTAAGTAATCAAAATACTGTTAAATTTGATGATGAAGATGATGTTGATATTGAAGATATTTAATTATTTGATATATCTGATAAACTATTCAATATAGCTTCGTTTATCATTTCTTCTTCATTTTGATAAATATCATTAATATAAGAATGTGGTATGGTGTTAAAAATTTGATTAGTACCAAAAGGATGAAAATTAAAGTTTAATCTTACATTTCTACTGGGATTAGTAATTTCTGTTAAAATGTTTAATGAATTTAATAAATTTTCTCTTGAATTTTGTATACTATCACTTTCTTCTATATTCTCATTTTTTATTTCTTTACTGTCTAATTTCATTCGACACATAGGACATTCTGCTTGCTCTTTTTCCAGCCATTCCATTACATCTTCTTTAAATCCATGACTACATGGCAAAACTATTATTGATTCATAAGTTTTAAATTTTTCTTGTGTAATTGCACATGTATCATTACTACATGCACCTTTTCTATATTTTCTATATTTTAATTTTTTCTTTCCTTTATCAGATAATACATTTTTATATTTGGGCTCTTCATTAAGACTTGTATTTACTATATTATTTACATTTTGATTATTTAATAAAAAATTTGATAAAAAATTTCTTTGTATCGTTCTTGAATAAATTGTATCACTAAATTGATTTAATACATTTACATCATTTAAACTTATATCATTTCCCATTAAAGAAATTAATTCTCCTGAAAAATCTTGCAAAATATTCATTAATATAACTAATAAATATTTTTTAAACATATTTTTTTATTCAATTAATTCACTCAACTTATTATATCTTTCTTTATCCAGTGTTTTCATTAACATATTCCAAGGAGTAAAACTTTGTAGACCATCTAATCCTTCTTCTGAAAATTCATTCAAGGCAGTGGGACTGTATCCTGACATCATAGCATAACCATCATGATAAGATAACACTGGAAACCCGTCTGTTACTCTTAAATTCCAGAAAACGATCTTTGGAACTTTGTATGGCTTTCCACAAATCTTAATACCAGCATCATGATATTTCTTATCTAAAATTTCTCTAACTGTATTACTTCCAAATCTTTCTACTTCAGGTCTGCGTTTATCTTCAGCAGAATCAAACTGCATATCTGAAAACACAGCAAGGATTAAATTTTCTACCTCTTCAGATGGAATTTTTAATTCAACAATAGTATCTAAAATCAAACTCATGGCTTTATGAAAATCCGTATTCAAACCCCAAGGAATACTTTTAATTTTTTTCACATCTGCTACAAAATCCTCTTTATCATCTAACTTTATCCATTCTGGTTTTGCATTAAACGTCATTACTCTTTTTCCTAACTTACTCTTTTCTGCCACTCTTAAACCTAACCCAATAGCACTTAGTAATGGTTTCATTTCATCCGTCTCCATTGAACCTGAAGTATCAATTAGCGGAATCATTTCTCCCAACTTACTAGTTTCTTTACTATTACTTTTCCATTGTTCATTGAGAATATCTTTATCCATATTATCAGAACAATTAAGTGCTTGTTTTACAAAATCAATCATTCCAACATTTTTACCCTTCATCTCTATTTTTCCACTCTTTACATCTTCCATATATTTTTCCAGATTTTTTTTGCACTCAACTCTATCTACAGTATCAATATTCTTGTTATTCATAAAAGCTCCTCTCTGCTTATTCATTGTTACTGAAGTTACTCTATTAAAGTCAATATTACTCCAGTTTTTCTCACATTGCTTTATCTGAGTTGTATCCAATAAACGATTCTTAGCAGAAATTTTCTTTCTCAATTGTGTCTTAGCTTTATTAATACCTTTACTATTCCAATCATATTTTCCAAATTCAGCAAAATAACACTTAGCAATTTCCTCAAAAATCCAACCAAACTTCCTACTCTTCTCACGAGGACTCCATTTCCAAATTAAACTATTATTTTTACTTTCTTCTTCCATCTTCATTTGATCTACATACAAATCAATACAATAATTATCTTTTCTAATATTCATAAAATATTTCAAATCTTTCCAGCTTCCAAAAGGCTTTTCTTCGCTTTTAAAACCTACAAATCTTTTTAACATCTCTTTTCCTACTTTTTTGTCTATATTCATTAATTCACTTAATAGCTCTAGACTTAATGCATATTCACCTTTTCCTTCATCAATGTCACGAGTATTAGCTAACATTTTTAACATCAATACCTTTATATCTCTATCTCCTTCTTCATAAATTTTTCTAAATACACCTTTCAATTTTTTTAATTGATTACTATTTTTAGTTCTTACTAATTGAAAATATAACTGACAAATTTGTTCTTGTTGTGTCTCCGACCAACTATATTCAATATGATTGTTCTCACCATATTGAATAGAATTCTTTGTGTCTAATGCGGATACGAGTGCTGCCATAGTGTATATCTAGTTATTAGATTTGTCTTTAAGTTGATATTGTTAATTATTTAACACCCTCTTATTAGTCTCAATGTTTTTTTCTCCTTGTTTTTCCTTTTTGAATATTAAATCTTACTCTTTTAGTATTTACATTATTACTTTTTTCAATAGCACTATAAATTATATATAAACCGTTAATATTATGAAAATAATTAATAGAAGAATCTAATGTAAAATCATCTATATTTTTTAAGCTATTTAAAAATTCATAACTATCACTATTTTTAAGAAAATTTTTTAATTCGTTACTTTCCAAATTAAAATTGTAAACCAATATCGATATTAATTTATATTTATTTCTATCTATTTTATCATTATCTTTTATTAATTGTATTAATTCTTCCTTTTTTATTTGATTTGATTTGTTTAATATAACATTTTTTTCTGTTATTTTTTCTAACTCGTTTATTTTATTAATATATAAACAATTTATTTTTAAGTTTTGCAATTCTTTTGGATAGAACACATCATATTTTTTTTCTTCGTTTTCAAACTTATTTATCCATTCATCATCAAAATTTTCATTATCCATTAATTATTAATTATATTTATTCTTATTCATTTTAACTAATCTTCATCTTCTAAATATTCTTCGTCATCTTGTTTTTCCTCTTCCGCAGCTAATTTTTCTGCTTCTTCCCATTCTTTTTCTAGTTTTTCACAATATTTTTCATATTTCTCATGTTCTATTTCTGCCCACTTAAATGAATCTATTTCTCCGTATTCCCAATAATTTCTTTCAGATTCTTCTCTTCTTTTCTCATATAATTCCATTGTTCTAACTGCAAATTTATCCATTTCTTGATTCCATTCATAATCTTTAATTGCTTGTAAATGCTCTTTACTAAAAGTTTCATCATAACTATTATACCAATGTAACCCATCTCTACTCCATTGTGTTTTACTATTAGGAATTATAATAGATGAACACAATTTCGATGCATCTTCTATATATTTCTTATATTTTTCATTCATTTTTTCTCCTTTTATAAAAACAGGTCCCTTCCAAATTGGTCCATTCCAATATTTTGGATCATTTATATTTATATTAGCTTCTACCCGTTTTTCTGTTATTTTTACCTTTTTTATCCATTCCGACTCTACTTTTGGTTTCTCTTCTTCTTTTGGTTTCTCTTCTTCTTTTGGTTTCTCTTCTTTTACTTTTGCTTTTTCTTCTTTTGTTTTTGGTTTCTCTTCTTTTACTTCTTTTGTTTTTGGTTTTTCTTCTTCTTTTTTATCAAAGTTAAATCTATCGGATTTTACTTCTTTTACCTTTGTTTTTCGTGGATATCGTTTTTGACCACGTTCTTGTTTTTTTTCACTCTTTTCTGAAAATGTGTTCCCTTTTAATCCATCAAATCTTCCCATTATATTTTACCCTTATTATAGTTATATACTACAATAATCAAGTATTTTTATGTTTCTTTTTTTTATATATTAAAAGTTTTTAAACTAGATATTATTAATTATAAACAATTTAAATATATATGTATGATTATATACTGGGAGGGTGAGTCATAAAACCCCCTATAAACTCCCATTTGTTTCCTAACAGCTATATTTTTTTAATCTAATTAACTAACATAAAATATAAAAATATTAAAAGTAGTATATATATATTACAGGAAATAGTATTTATGAGTTAGAGTTAAACTCATATTCCAGCGGATTTGTTTTAAAATTGAATATTTTAAATATTCCGTTAATTATAACACATTCGAATGACTACCATTAATCCTAATCCTAATAATAATAACCCATCTATTTGTATTCCTAGAGTATATTCTTCTATAAATAAAAAAAATATTTATGAAATATTTCAAACTAAATTAGGTTTGGGATCTATTAAAAAAATAGATATGATTAATACTAATGATAAAAATTTCAAAAAAGTATTTATTCATTTTCACTCATGGAATATAAATGATAACGTTACAGTTATAAAGGAAAAGTTTCTATTAGGTAAAATTGTTAAAATTGTATATGATTTTCCATGGTTTTGGAAATGTTCTATTTATCGCCCTTCATTATAAAATACTTATTATAATATAAAAAATATTTTTTACATTATATATGTTTGTTGGAAGTATAAATATAGAAAATATAGAAAATAATTTTTCTATTCAATTAAATGAATCTCCTTTTTTTGATATTTTTATTGAATCCCTCCAATTCCCATTTAAAAAAAATTTTTTTGCTAATAATATTGAAACATTAGATAATTATATTAAAACAAAAAATTTTTCTATATATACAGCTGAAAAATTATTATTTTCTCTCTTTAATCAGATTACTATTCTTCATGAAAATTCTATTTCTATCTCTTTTTTAGAGTTATCTGATATATTGGTTATTGATAATAAATATTTTTATATTTGCAATTTAAATAAATTTTATAAACTAGATGAAAATAATAATATTTTAATTAATGAAGTTTATAACAAAAAATCACCTTATCTCTCACCTTTTTTTGTTAATAATAATTATATTCCTTTTTATTCTCATTGTAATGATTTCTATTTTAATTTAGCCTTAATTATTTTAGATTGTATTCGCAAAACTAATTATTTATTTTCTAATTTATCTAATGAAGATATTTTGAATTATTATAGGTATACAAAAACTTATAATACACTTAAAATTTGTTTAAGTGATGATATTATAAATCGACAATTTATCATTTTTTAATTTCTAATGTTAATTTATATGTCTCTTCAAACTCTAAAAAAAAAATCCCGTAATAATAGAAGAATTGCTCCTATTTCTGGAAGAGGAAATGATGGTTTTTCTTTAAATGGTGGATATAGAAATATAGGTGCTGTTGGTCAATTTAGACTAATATCTAATACAACTAGAACACCATATAAAGGTACTGAAGCTATGGGTAATGGTGGCAAGTTGGGAAAATATTATACTACTTCTAATCCAGGTGGAGGATTAAAATCCGGAAGTTGTTGTACTAATGATAATAAAATTATTAAAAAATCATCACTTAATACTAATGGAATGATAAATACTAAATATAAATGGCTACATGGTACATATCCTAATTTTTGGGTTCAAGAAGATGATACTATGTCTCGATCTGGAACCAGAGATCAATCTACTTACATTAAAAATTTAACCAATCAAGTGGGAGCAATTGTTTTTACTAATGTCCAATCATCTGGTAATTGTGGTACTACTTTACCTCTAGATAATGATCCTCCTGGTATGAGTGGAAATTGTAAAGGAGGTGTAGCTTGTAGTTATTTTATAGGAACCAAAAAATATATTCGCAAACCTTATGCTAAAAACTTTAATCAACCCGCTATATCTCAAGGACAATATATTAATACTGGTGGAGTGTACAAAAATAATTGTTTACCTACACCAGCTAATAAACAACCTTTCCCTATGAAACTTAATCATAATACTAGACAACCTTCTACTAAACTTTCAAATACAGGAACAAGAACATCTAGTACTACTGCTATTGGATGTCAAATTAATTATAATACATGGCAAGATGCTTATAATGCTGGAGTACTTCCTTCAGATTGGAAACCTTCCTCAAATCCAGGTGTTTATACTGATTTAGTTCAAAGAAGTTCTAATTATCCTAATCCTAATGTTAATGGTATTACTCCAAACACATAAAAAATTATTATTTTATTTTTGTTATTTATTATACTTTACAAAAATAATTATTTTTTTCTAAAAATCTATTTCCTTGACTAACATGATTTGTCTCATAATCTTTCACCTTACATTTTATCAAATTTCCTTTTCCATCGCTCCATATTACATTTTTTATTTGTAGTGATTTCATAAACTCACCACATCTCTTACATGGAGCCGAATCTTTATAACTTTCTTTTGTATTTTGACTGCTGTTTTTTCTTACAACGTACAGGCTTACCTTTCCATAAAAAGCACGACCTTCTTTTCTTAGCCGAGAACGACGACGACTTCTTACTCAATCTCTTCTCCAACTTTCTCATTACATCAATCTCAGCATGACAACTACATGTATTCCTCAAAAATCCATCAGAAGATTGTGTTCTATCTGAATTATATCCACGAGCAATTATTTGTCCTCCCAAAACAGCAATACAACCATGTTGGTGATGCACCATATTAGATTTATTTGCTTCCCTCAATGCATATCTTGCAAAACGCTCATCACGGTTATTCAACGAACACGACGACAACGACAACGACAACGACATTTTAAATATCAAGAAAACTCTACTAGTTTATACCATTACTTATTTATCAAAATCTTCTTCAATTTTATTTTTAATAAATACATATAAAGGCTATTTATAAAATACATTTATAATGATTCATATTTCAATGCTCACACTTTTTATGTACATTCCGGATGATCCAGAACTCAAAGAATTTTATAAAAATCGTGCTGAAGATCATAATAACAAGGCACCTGGAAAATATGCTGACTCTGGATTTGATTTAGGACTACCTCAACATAAAGTTATAAGAGATAGAGATATTAGTGTTAAACTACCTCTTAATGTTCAGTGTTCTATGTATAAACCTAATGGCACCCCTCAAGCTTATTATTTATATCCTAGATCTAGTATTATTAAAACTCCTGTACGTTTATCTAATTCTGTAGGAATTATTGATAGAGGTTATAGAGGCATCATCACTGCGGTAGTAGATAAAATTGGAGGAGAACCTGATTTTGAAATGGATAAATTTAATCGTTACTTTCAAATTTGTCATTCTACTTTAGAACCATTTCAAGTTGTAATTGTTGATTCCAAAGAAGAGCTTGGATTAACAGAAAGAAATGAAGGTGGATTTGGATCTACAGGACGATAATTTAGCAATAATTTATTATCTATTCGATATATATAATGGCCTATACTCGTGGAGCTAAAAGAAGAAGTTTATCTCGTAAGAGATCTTATGCTAGACGCGTTCGCAGATCCCATTGCCGTGGAAAGGGACCTGCTAGCTGCAGAGGAACATCTGGATGCAAATACAGTTCTGGAAAAAAGAGATCTTTCTGTCGTAAAAATAAAAATACCAAGAGAATGAGAGGTGGTAACACTACTCATGGAAGATCAGGAGGAAATACCACTCATGGTTCTAATCATAGAGGTATGATGCTTTCTCAATCTCAATCTGGATCTTCATCTGGATCAGGAATGGGATCTAGAATGAGTCAATAAATAATTACTTATTTAATTAATAAAAAAAAATGTTATTAATTAAATCCTAGCTACAATCTATCTACTAACGATTCCAGTTTATAGGTTCGAAACACCTCTACTAAAATTTATTGGTATAGCTTCTGAAACACTTCTACTAATAGGTATTGGTATAGCTTCTGAAACCCTTCTACCAATAGGTAGTGTAATGTCTTCGTCATCTGTATCACTATCATCCACTAAGGAAGGCATGTCTTCATCAGTTTCGCTCTCTGTATTCAATCCATTCATTTTTGCTATTTCTTTCTTCACATCGTCACACATTGTCCAATCTGGTTTTCCCTCTGGATTTTCTTCAAATGCCCAATTCAAATCTCCTTCTGTAAAATAGAATACATCCATTCTACTACTATAAGCAGAATTATGGACATTATATAATCTACCATCTCTTCCCCTATATACAGAATGAGTTCTACTTTCACCACTACTACTTCCTATAAATACTATTCGCATATTAGTCTCGAAAAACTCTATTAATGCTTTTCTGGCATAGGGTTGCTTGTGAGCCGATAATTGAGCATGCATCCCATATGGATTTTTATCAGAACTGCGGATTGCTTGTTCAATTTCTTCAAATTCATCATCTTCGATGATATTCATGTTAGTACCGGATAAATCAACGGTATTGATCGATTGTTGTTCGTTTGAAGCGAAGGAAGACATTATTAATACATAAAATATATTGTTGTCTTCATACTTCAATTTTTTTTTGAGTATATTTATTTCGGTGTTTTTTTCAAAAAAAAAATAACATTACCTAGCTACACACTTAACTACATACTTATCTACTAACTATATTTTATTTATGTTTCAGTCTCTAATTTAGCGACCTTTGTCTTCTGACTTGACTTGACTTCTGCTGTATTCTTTTCAATTTTGAGGCTCTCAGTTTTATTACAAACAGAACCACTAATATCATCATAGTAAGTTTGGGAAAACGAAGCACGACTAGCACGATAACTAATCCTAAGATCAGTGTCAATAATAATGTTGGAAAAACCATTGATGGTGTCATATAAGGACATATTATACTTACAATAAATTAAAAAATATTGAATCAATTTTTTTTTAACTACAATTAATCGTGTGTTTTTTTCAAAAAAAAACTATACTCTAACTATACTCTAACTACACACTAACTACTCACTAACTACTCTACATCCTTAATTTCTACCGGGTCTTCAAACTCAGGCATATCGTCTTCCTCGAAATAGTCTCTGAGCAAGTACCGTGTCAAGAAGTATAGTCTAGTACTTCTACCTGCTGTAACAAACACCTGATATACAACACCACTGGTTGCACGAAACAACTTGTGAAGTCTTGCACCACCACTTGACTGTCCATATTCGACAATCTTGATCTCGGGGTTATTCAAGAATTCGCGAATTATGTTTCGTGCACGAGGCAACCACGGCTCAGAAGTCACCGCACAAACCGTTACACTAGAAATGAACATTTGTTCAACAGTCAAATTCTTTGTCAATTCCTCTAGAGATAGGAATTCATATGAATCGCTTCTGTTCATTGTCATTGGATAGAATGTGTCAAGTTAATACAATCCACTTTGTTCAAAATTAAAAATCAATTTTTTTTTAACTACAATTAATCGTGTGTTTTTTTCAAAAAAAAATATTATTACCTAGCTACAACTACTATCTACTTACTTAACATCTTCTTCTGATCTCGACGAGCTTGGTAACCCAACTATCTAATTCATATATCTGGTCCTCCGTCAAATCATATTCACTCTCTTTGCATTTCATCTGAATGATCGACTGTTGTTCATTTTCAGTAATATCTTTTTGATTTTTCTTTTTCCATTCAGTTATTTCGTTAACAATAGAACCCAAGAGTTCATCCAAAATACGGTCATCATCATTATCAAAACTTTCCATTGAAGGGTTTGTCATTGTATTGAATACTATGTCAAAATTAATACTATATCTTTTCTAATCTAAAAAAAAATCAATTTTTTTTCTCCCTTAATTAAATTGGTGTTTTTTTCAAAAAAAATACTTAATTATTTACTACCTAGCTACTGTCCTGGATGAACACTACCATCAATCACATAATTCGCATAAGATAATGCTGTGTCTGCATTGTAGCCTCTACCATAATCTTCACAAATCTCTTCAACAATACATCTACGATTTTTTTGACATAATACAATGTTATTTCTACTCTGAAGAATAGAAATAACATTTATGATATACTGTGCCATCTCTATTGTTTCATCGCTCAGTTCAGTTGGTCCATAATCGCCCCCAATAAATTCAGCGATTACCCTGATTGAATATCTGTTCATCTCCCATACGGATAATTCCTCGTCTATTTCTTCCTCCTCTTCATCACGTTCATAATCTTGATCATTTTGATACATAATTGGTGTAGTAGGAAGTATGATCTCTAACATTATAGTTAATTCAATCAAATTTTAATGAAATAGTCATTTAACAAAAAAAAGGATTCAATTTTTTTAACGAATTAATTAAATTGGTGTTTTTTTCAAAAAACAAATTTTTAAGTAACTGTTAAAAATTTTAAATAAATAATTTATCATTATAGTCTATATGTATAAATACAATGATAAAGAATGGTTTAATAACATTGTTAGATATTATCAATTTAATTATGCAGCAGGAGGAATACTTTTTACAATAGCTATATTGTTAAGTTACTATACAGATAAACGATATATAAAAGGTATAATTACTTTATTTATTACTTCATGGGTTACATGGTTCGGTCATTATGCATTACATAAATTTCCTAATAATGCAATAAGTAGATTTCATCAATATACACATCATAGTAAATTTGGAAAAACATTTTTGGGAAAAATATTAGAATATACAATAAATGAAATATTTTTCTTTGGAGGAGGTATATTATGGTTATTAGTTTTGTTAATGTATAGGTTTACAGGTATTTATTATTTAAATCCTTGGATTATTATGTGGTGGACGATATCAGTGCCTTTAGTTCATGAAATTTATTATCATCAAACGAGTAAAATAAATATACATCAATTACATCATAAAGATAATTTAAAAAGTTTAGGACCAGACATATGGGATGTTATTTTAAAAACTAAACATGATAATAGTCCAATTGAAGATGAAACAACTATAGGTCTAATACTTATATTATGGTGTATTATGTATTTATTTATAATTAAATTATTTAAGAAGTGATTTTAAGAATGAATTATATTTCATTGAAATAAATAATAAAATAATTAAAATCTTAAGAGTAGTTAGTAGTAGACTAGTCCATAATAGTTCTAATGTATATAAAGATCTATCATCCTTTTTATATCGTTGACCAAAAATATTAATTGTATTATTAGCCATCACGTCTATCATACTAAATTTATTTTTGTTATATTTATCTTCTATTAATGTAATTGGGCAATCATGAAAAAGATAGTTAGATAATATTATTAAAAATAATATAAGAGATGTAGTACCTAATACGAAAATGTTATTTGAAAATAAAATTATTAATGCAAAACATAACGGAAGTAAAGCATGAATTGAACTTATAATTAATGATTGTATATTTTCAAAAATCATAATATATATACTATATTATGATTTTTATTTTATTTTACATTTATAAATCAGTTTATAAACACATATAACAACTATTACATTACAAATTAAACATAATAAGCAATCTGTTTGGGTTTGAGATAATTTATGATTTATTAATTTTTCGATAGTAGGTTTAATAAAATTTTTTGAATCTGTATTATAATCATCTTTGGGAGTTATAAAGTTCAATGGACATCCATCAAAGCAAACCCATATTAATATATATATAATTGGGTACCAAAAAACATATTTTAATATTTTATTAGGTAAAAAAGGTAATAATAATACTGATAATGGAAATATCCAATGTAAAATCCATATTATATTCATATTTTCTATATTATATAAATATAAAATTTAATTTAACGATGACCTACATTTTTGTATCCATATTTTTTTAATATTCTTTTAGCTTTTTTTTCAATCTTTTTATATGTTTTTCTCATGTGTCTTGGTTTTGAGCTTTTATATGTAGATTTTGATTTACCCCATTCTCTTGCTCTAATATAGGCTGAGTACACTCCTTTGGGATTTATTTTACAAGTTCCTTTGTTACAAATTGGAAAACTTTTTTTAGGTCCTAAAAAACATTTTTTACCACATTTTTTTAACATTACAGTTCTAGCATGAGTTCCTGGGCTCATTTTTGACCAGCCTTTTGTTGGTTGTCCTTTTCTATTTTTACGTGTATAACTCATTATACATTAAATATAAGAAAAAAAAATATGTTGTTTCTAATATGAATAGTGATATTTCAAATAATTTATATATAGAAATGGATTCTGATAATGAATTTAGACTAGGAAATAAAGTAGAACATAAATGGAAAAACACTGAAAAATGGTTTCCTGGTAAAATTTCTAGAATTGAAACTAATGATGAAGTTTTATTATATACATTGGATATGGATGATGGAGATACAGTATGTAAAGTTAAATCAGAGACAATACGAAAACCTGAAAAAGTACAACAAGATAAAGAAGAGGAACTGGAAGTTAAAAAATTGGCGGAGAAGAAGGGACAGGAGAGAATGAAACAATTAATTAATAATTCTGTAAATTTAAACGCGGGGTATACAGCTGAAACTACTATGTCTAAACAATCCTGGGAACTTGGAGAATTTATGGGAACGGAATATTCTGATGAAGAAGAAGAAGAAAAAGAAGAAGAAGACATAGTAAAAACGAATGTTCCGGTCTCAAAAATGGCTACTTCTATACCCAGAATACTTGATCCGAATTTTGATAATTTAAAACATGAGTTTAGAAGATCTAGTTATAATGGATCCGATAGTGATAGTGGCGACGAATGTAATAATATAAAAAAACAATTACAACAATTAATAGATGGAAATGAGGAGGCTGCTATATATAAACCTAATAACAGAAGAAATGTTATTAAACTTAATGGGAACGAAATACCTGAGGAAGATTCGAATAATAGCCATGATTCTAAAAATACTGACAGTGACGATATAATTAATTTGCAAATTAATCAACAATTAGTAAATAATGTAAATCCAAATATAACCAAAACTGAATTAACAGGTATATTATCTAAAATTGAGATTGACTGGCATGATATTGATTATATTAAAAAATTTATTAATGAAACATTTTCATCTAATTTAGTTTCTCTTAGTTCTACACACTTAGATATTATTGGTAGTTATTTAAATAGTCAAAAAAGTATTTATACTGAGTCTAGTTATTATACATCAACATGGTTAAATTATTTAATGATTCCTACTATTATTATAAGTGCGGGTGCTTCAGTAATAAGTGGAGCAGAAGAATCGATTCCACATGCTCCATTAATTATTTCATGTATAACAGCATTTAGTGCTTTTTTATTGTCAGTAATTAATTATTTAAAATTAGATGCGGCTTCTGAAGCACATAAAATTTCAGCACATCAATATGATAAGCTCCAAAGTCATATTATGTTTTTTTCAGGTAAATCATTATTATTTAGCCAAGCAGCATTTAATTCATATACAAGATCAGAAAGAGAAACTAAGAGAATGTTAGAAAAAAAACAAGAAGTAAGAAATATGATTAAAGAACAACAAGAAAAAAATGTAACTGATTTGGAGAATTTAAAACAAAATTATAAAAAAGATAAAAAAGAGCTAGAAAATGAATTAAATGAAAAGAAGGGTGACTTACTTAAAGTTCAAAGCGAATTAGATATACTAGTTAATAATAAAAATAATATAAATCTTGAAACTTTTAATACGAAAAAAGGAGAAATTAATATTTTACAGACTAAAATAAATATTGAAAAGGACCGATTAGAAAAGGATATATTTCAATCAAATGAAGAATTTAAACAAGACAAATTTGAAAAGAAAGATAAAATTAAAAAATTTATGAATGATTTTAAAGTTTTGCGTAATAGAGCGTTAGATGAAGGTACAATAGAATTAAATAATGAAGATACGGAACAACAACAAAAATTAATGAGTAAGTTATTAGAAGAGATAGATGATGTTCAAAAAAAAATAAAGGAAATTAAAGAAACAAATCAATTTGAAGTTCCAAGAACAATAAGAAATAGATATCCTACTGCCTATAATATTAATGTTTTCTCTTTAATAAAAATGATAGAAGATTATAAAATTATATTAACAATTAAATTATGGATTTGTAGAAATAATTTAAGACAATATAGAGCATGGGTAAACTATTGTTCCGAAATAATTGCTACTGGTAAATTATCCAGTTACTCTAGAACAATGGTAGAACAAGAAATAGAAAAATTTAGTAAAGTAAAATTAAAATGTGCTGAAAAAAAAAATATTATATATGAATCTATTGTTGCTTTATCTGTTGCTTATATTGAAATAGATGCAATATTGGAAGATGAATTAAAACAAGGTGAACTTAAAAAATCATTGGGATTTTTTTATTTTATTTGCCCTTGTTTTATTAAATTAATTCACGATAGTAGTTGGGTAGAAAATAGCTTTATTAATCATATTTATGAAAGTGCTGGTAAAAATGTTAAAAAATTACAAGCTATTGACAAACATAATAAAAATAAAAAATGGATAGGTAATAATATGGATGATGATGATATTATGGGAGATTTAATGGTTTAAATAAATTAGAAATAATATTTAAAAACTTTTTATTCTTATCTTTATAATGGATGAGAGATCTGAAAAGAAAAATGACATTCCTCCGTTGAATTTAGATGAAATTAAACTTCAAATTCCACCTCCCCCGAACTATAAACATAGATTACCAAATGGTTTATCATATTCATATTATCCTACTAAACCTACTTTATTAGGCTCTTCTTCTTTTTTTCATTCTTTTAAAGATATACCTAATAGTTCATTAGGAAAAGAACCAACTAATATTACTTTATTGAACACCCCACAGAGAGAAAATGCGGAGAAAAATAAATGTGAATTATTAAAACAACAAATTCAAGAATGTATGCAAAATGATTTTACTTGTAATAAATTATTTGAATCTTATCTAACTCAATGCACTTTATAAGAATAATATTAAAAATTAATTAATATTATTCTCGGTTACTGGATTCGAACCAGTGACAATCCGATTACGGACAGATTACTACTACAGTCAGATGCTCTACCCCTGAGCTAAACCGAGAGAAAATAGTAGAAAATTACTTCTACTTATTTATTTTAATTTTCTTTTTAAGTATTTTAAGTCATTTAAAATATATAAGAATAAATTATATCAATTAATTCTTTTGGAATATTTTTTTGGATATATATTTCAGGAATTATTTTTAATCTCTCTATGTCAATATATTTATAATCATAGTACCATTCATTAATTATAAATAAATCATCTATTTGCCCTCTATCAGGACTAAATACATGAAAATGAGTTCCAAACTGGACTTCTGTAGATCCTTCATTATGATCATAATGAAATTTAGAATATAATTTGCCTATATTTCCTTTATCTAAACAATAATAATTATCTACTCGCATTTCGTTAACATTATGAATTTCCATTTTATATTAAAAAAAGTTTTTTATTTAAATTATAATTTCTAACAACTACATATTTTTTTCTCAATTTCTCTCTTATTGACTTGAACTTCTTCTGAATACATCTCGATATTACTTCCTTCTTCATGATACGGCGACATTACAAACCGGAATACTTCTACTTTTTTTGTTTGTCCTATTCTGTGACATCGAGCAATCGCTTGTTGCTCTGTCTGTGGATTCCAATCAGGTGTCACAAAATAAACCTCGTTATATTTTTGTAGATTCAATCCCTCACTTCCAGTTTTAATTTGAATAATGAGGACATCTACTATATCTCCTAGTATTATTTTCCTTTGACGCTTACTCACGCGACCGTCAATATATTCGACTATTAGCCCTTCATTTGTTAGATTTGTCTTCAAGTAATCTATTTCACCATGAAAATTAGAGAATACAATCTTTTTATTTCCATTGGCTTTTCTCTCTACTAGTTTATGGATTACCGCATCCATCTTACTATGTCCTTTTGTCCCTTCAAAATTTTGATCCCTAATTAATCCTTGTTTTTGGATTTTTCTTATACTTGGTACCACTGTCTCGGGTAATACACACATCATTCGTTCGTAAAGCATCATCGCCAATCTCATATTTTTGTCATTTGCAATGTTCTCATGAACATCTTCAGTCAATAGTTTCTCTGCATTATTCGTCCACTGTGTTTCAATTCTATTCTCTTCTAGTTCTGGTAAATTAATACCAACTTGTTTTTTTGTTCTCTTTAGAACAATAGTATCTACTAGTTCTCTAAGTATATCTGGCTGGGTGAATTCTTTTTTATCAATTTTTAGAATTTCAAACAACGAATATATATCGTTGATGTGATTTTGAATTGGCGTTCCACTAATTAACCATGTTACTTCTGATTTTAAGTAATGAACTATTTTTGTTACCTTTGTTTGGCGGTTTCTAAGATGATGTGCTTCATCAAAGATTATTCTTTTCCATTGTACACCAAATAGGTTTTTATTTTTTTTGAAATCAGAAAGTAACGTTCCATATGTAGTCAAAATAATAGGAATATGTTGTATGCGACTTGCTGTAAATATTTTTGTATTGGTTCCATGATAAACAAAGGGATTATGTCCAGTTGTTTTGATAAACTGTTCTCTCCATTGATCAATCAGAACGACTGGAAGAACAATTAAGTTAGGCATGCAAAAGTTTTGGATTAAATTACCTATCATCATTATTGTTTTTCCAAGACCCATCTCATCGGCTATGATACCTCCTTTGCAAAATTTTTCACCCCTTTCTCTTTCCGTAATCCATCTTACACCATCCTCCTGATATTGTTTGTGTCCCAAATTGCTATGTTTTAAAAAGTTTTTGAATTCCATTTTCTTTAGAAACGGTTAAGTATTTAATAAGATACTCGTAATTACAAAAAAACACATCAACTTTTTTTTTAATTTTGGTCATTTTTTTTAATTTTGGTCATTTTTTTTAATTTTTATTTGTTGTACCTGTTTTAGTAAATGATACTTCAACCTTTTTTTCATTTGGAGAGGAACTGTGCTGTTTCTTAAAATTTTTAATTATACCTAAAACTGATAATATACCAAATATGTACAAGAATAATTTTGTATGTCCATCAACACATACTTGACCTTTAGTATGAGGGAAAAATAAAATCATCATTAAAATACCCATTGATATAATAAATAAATGTTCCATTTTGTCTTGAAAATTTTCATATTTTTGAACTTGTGATTGTGTTCCTTTATGGGATGCATAAAGAGCTAACAACATAGAAATTAAAAATAATATTTTAACAACTAAAATAAAGTACAAAAATGCTTCAAATGCAGGTGAGTCTTGAACAGACATATACAATTATATAATATTATTAATTACTAATTATATATATTATTATTCTTATTTAAAGCTATCTCATTATTCTACATTGTAATAGGAGATCATAGGACATTGATAGTGCATACAGCAATTTTAAATTAAATTAAATTAAATTAAATTATCAAGTGTAATTTAATACAGCACTTAGCAAGGGTAGTCCATTATTTTTATTTTCTCCGTTTTTCGTTTATTTTTTAATTATTAAATAAAAGGTAAGTTTAGCTAATTATAACTTATTTATTTTCTCGTTTTTTGTTAATTCATTGTGTATCGAATTTTTACTAACCTATTTTTTCAAAACAAACATTTGCCTTGCTCTTTTAGCTCAGTTGGTTAGAGCATTCGCTTAGTAAGCGAAAGGTCGTGAGTTCGAATCTCATAAAGAGCTAAGGATGGTTCATGTAGCTCAGTTGGTTAGAGCATCGGTCTTATGAGCCGAAGGTCTGCGGTTCGAGCCCGCACCTGAACAATGGATTTATTTATTGTTCCATAAACAATTCTTCTTCTTATGCTCAGATGGCCGAGTGGTCTAAGGCGGCAGACTTAAGATCTGCTATCTTCGGATGCGTGGGTTCGAACCCCACTCTGAGCAATAATAACTGGCTTTATATGATTGTGCCGGACAAAAACAACATTTATTATGTAATTAGCAAGTAGATAGTGGGCCCAAATCTATATACAGCAATTTTTAAATTTAATTATTAATTATTACATACAGCTTTTATTAAACAGTATGATATGGATGGATGGCTTTGTATAATTGTGCCATTAAACAATATACATTTCCTATATACAGCAAATCATAATAAATCATGATTAGAATAATTAAATTTATTCATTAATGACTATATACAGCTATTTCTCAAATTAAATATATAATTGACCTGTGTAGTCAGCAAGTAGGAAGCAATTGCTCTTATAGTGTAGTGGTTATCACTCAGGACTTTGAATCCTGAAACCTGGGTTCGAATCCCAGTAGGAGCTGAAAAGCAATTATCATTATGCAACAACCACCCGGTTAGCTCAGTCGGTAGAGCGCACGCCTTTTAAGCGTGTGGTCGTGGGTTCAAGTCCCACATCGGGTAGGGGGGTGGACGATCCCTTCGCCTAGAGCGAGAAGTCCTATTGGGAGATGGAGAGATGATACCTCTATAACAAACGGCGTCTCACAGTCTTAAGCGGGAAAAGGGGAGAAGGGGGCTTAAGACACGGGTAGATAGGATCTGGGTAGATAGGAACTGGGTAGAATTTGCGTGGGGATGGAGGAACATATTCCAATATTGG